ACTTAAGATATCAATGGTTTCTACAGCACCTTGCAATAGATTGCTTGGATTTGAAACCTGATTATTAGTTCTATATGGTTGGAACAGATAATCATAACTAACACCATCTCCAAATAAGTTATATGGTTGTGTATTTCTTACAAGTTCTGAATTATTAAAGTCAAAAGTAACTTGATCTAGTAATTTACCTTTTACAGTATTTTCTTCAATAGCAAAAGATCTATATGTGTCACCAACAAAGAATGGGAATTGGGGATCATTTAAAAGATCTACTGTGGCAAAATACGCATAGACTCCTTGAGGGAAATCGGGAGTTTTAGTAAACCTTCCATTATGTTCGTCTAAATCTCCGTTTCCAGTGTAGACATAATCGTCTATAAAATATCCATATGGGAATAATGATGAAGGAGGTCTATTTTCAATATTGGTCGCTGATATATCATAACTAGATACCATCTTCTTAACATCAGACTGAACACTATCAACATCAACAGATCCATAAGCACCGTATATTGGATTTCCATCATATGCCCAACCAATGATAGGAGAATGCCCTGTTCCATCATCTGCAAAGAAATTTCTAATAGTATTACCGTATCCAACAATGTTAAGTGCTAGACCGTCTCCAATTGGTTGTAGGAAGTCCATTTCGGACTGATTCAAGCGATATGCCTTATTAACAGTTAAACCCCTTACAGTCGCTTCTGCCTTAAACTCAGAACCAACAGGCACAACATTAACACTAGTATTAGTTGCTGCATATCCAACACCGCCAGATATAACTTTAACATCTGTGATTGAACCACTATCATTTACAATAGCTCTTAAGATTGCACCTTGAGATGTAGTTGCTACACTAACCACATTGAGATCAGGAGGTCCTACATAACCACTTCCTCCATTCGCAACAAATGCATCAGTAACACTACCATTTGCAACAACGATACCAATCTGACCCAAATTTCCTGTAGGGACACTAATGATAGGTGGATTTGGGAAATTTAAAATTGTGGATCCATAGTTTGAACCTTGGTTATACACTAAAATATCATCAATCTGTCCCTTAACAACTGGAGTCGCTGTAGGTTCTTTTTCTTGTTGATCTTTAGTTAATACTTTAACTTTACATACAATTGGCGGATATTTGAAAAGGTGATATCCAGAACCAGCACCCATAGAGTCTAGGTATACATTCTGACGATTAACATAATTTGTTTCCGTTGCCTCTCTATCGCCTTTGTTACCTGCTTCCGCAAGTCTAAACTTATCGTCGTCTATCTTTAGTACTTGATACTGTTTCGTTGTACTGAGACCTGTTATGACAGCGTTTGTGCCATTTTCATACTCAACTACTTCTCCATCTGTAAGTCCATGATTAATAAACTCAACAGAATCATTAAAAGTATTAATTCCAACTGGTTTTACTAAAATATTTCTATTTGCGTAACCTGAACCAGTATCTTCTAAACTAATTCTACTAATAGTGCGTTTTTTATCAAAAGTACGGAAAATATGAAGACCTGCGTTACTTGCAGCAGCATTTTCTTCAATTAATATTGTATTAATACCAATAATCGAATCTTGCTTATTATTATGAAGAGTAAAGTCTTTTGAGTTAATAACATTAATATAATAATCTTGACCACCAAATAATGTTAAAGTATCATTAACTCCTCCTGTTGTAGCAACACCAATGTTGGTACCACCGTTATTATCGTATACAAGTCTATCTCCAGTTAAGAAGTTATGATCTTTATTAAGATTGAATGAATTATAAGTTGAACTAACATCACCACCAAGATTAGTGCTAATACCATTAAAAAATACTTGTCTAAATCGTTCTTCAACTAATGCTCTACCAATAGCACCACTACCATTACCACCATAAATTTCTACGCTAATAACCTTATCAAGGTCATAGTCAAATGGGTCAATAAGAATACTTGATACAATTCCGCTTAAAACTGGAACTGCACCTGCAGTATTTCCGATACTAACAGTTTCGTCAGTAATAGTGATGTTTGGAGGTGCCTGAACATCATAACCTGCACCACTGTTTAAAACATTGAGTTTATTTACAGGACCGTAGAAGAGTGTATCCGCACCTTTATAGTTTAATATCTCAATACCATTCACAAGCATTCCTGTATTACCATCTACGGTAATTTCGGAAGTAGTTTGACCTTCTTTACCGCTTTTGAGTTGCTGCTCTAAAACATATCTTTTTATAGGTCTTGCAGGGAAGATATTCCTTTTTCCTTGACTAGCAAGTATAAAATCATGTCTACCTGTGGGTAAAGTTGGTGCAACAAAGAATGATGGTAAATTTGCTTTAATAAAAGAACGAGATGGATATAATTTTATTTTATTTTTTGAACTTAGTACTTCTACAAAATAACTTGGAGAATCTAACGCACCAATAACCTGTGTTCCTGGTTCTGGTGCATATATGATTTCATCTCCAGTTTCAAATGGAACATCTGCTGCAAAAGAAATAATACTATATCTGTTTTCTACACTATCGTATCCTTCCCAGTTTCCAGAAGCAATAGAAGGATTTATCAACTCCGCATGAATTCTATCAGAATCTATAGTGTAACTAGGAAGAGAACTAGAAGCAACATAACCTTCTCTCTTTGATGATGCTGATTTAGACTCATCTACGATATATGCATTATTAATATCTGTTAATAACTGTTCTTGTCCACCTTTTACTGGAACAATTGAAGATTTTACTTTATTTTGCAATCTTCGCACATCATATAATAAAAGAGGGTCAAGAGTAGGAATACTACCGTCAAGACTGATAGATGAAGCAGTTGTATCAATACTATCAACAATTAGAGAGCTAGCAACAAGAACTTCGCTGTTTCTACGCAAAATTTCAATTTTATCACCAACTTTTAAACTGCTTTTTTCAATAGTACCAACAAGGGTAAATATGGATCCAGCAAAACTTAAAATTTCGTATCTAGTAGATGTATTGTAAACCCAACTATTAAAAAACACCTCTTCATAGGATTTACTGATAACTGGGTTGGCAATATAGCGTCCTAAGTTCTTTACCTTGATAGCCGAGGTAGATTTTAAATTTCGGAGAGGTCTGCTAGTATTAAATTTAGAAAGTACACCAGTTAGACGCATTTCTACCTTTTTAGTAGAATCTCCACCCTCATACCCATAAACAATGTTAAAAGTAGATACTGTACTGTTGTTTGGTATCTCTATACTAACTGGAGGAGCAACATCAAAGAATTGATTGATGCTTTTTGAGTCATATGTAAATGTCTGATAAAATGATGTGCCAATTTCACCAACTTTGATTGTACCAGTGCTAGAAAACCCAATTGTAGAATCTACGGTAATAACAGACGCACCAATACCAATTATTCCAATATTACTACTTCGTCCAGGTACTACGAAGGTACCATCAGTCAAACCTCGTTCATCAAAACCTGTAAAGAGAGAAAGTTTGAAATAATCGTCTCTAATTAGCGATACTTCAGAAATAGGACCTGACGCTTCGTTTAATTGAGGGTTTGTTGGATCATTATCTTGGAAAAGTGTCTGACCAACTAATTCTTGAGGATTACCAGATATTAATTGAACAGAAACAGTCTTTCTACGCAAATAATTCGCAAAAGATGGTTTTATTAGATATTTCTCTAAATCATTGATTTTTGGATCAACTCCAAACAGTGCTTTGAAAAGAATTTTAAAAGATGCACGAGTTCCCTTTGCTTCATATAAACTTCTTGCTTCTTTTATGAAATTATTAACATCTAACTGAGGTGAAAGCGTTACTCCCTCTAAACCAGGAGCATACATCGCTTTTAAATTCTTATAAAATTCTTTTAAGAATAAAGAACTAAGATTTACTACATTTGCACCAGTAGTATGAATTCCAGCAATAGTTTGTTGCCATACTAATTCATCTGGGTCGTTTTGTTTGGAAAATGTAGAGATTCCACTAAAACCACGCCAAACACCAGTAAAACTATTTGTAGTTACGCCACTATAACTGCATATTTCATTATCGATCTGAAAAAGACCATATTTTTGAGGATATCCATCAGTACTATCTACTGTAACTGTAGTATCTGTTGATGAAATAGTACCAACAAGTGTAGTTGTACCTCTTATTACATCAGTAGTTAAATTATCAACTTTAATATACGCATCAATATTCTCCGCAATGTCTGCAGGTCCACCTTGGAAGTCTTGAGAGATATAATACTGTTCTAAGAATTTGGAGAACAGAGGATTCTCTGACTTAGCAAATTCTGGTATAATTTCGCTAACGACTTGATAAGTTTTTACCCTAGGACTTAAGGGAGAATATGTTTCGATCATTCTACTGTCTGATTAGCGATCCGTTAGAGTAACTAGAGGTGACTTTATATCCTATGCCAGAAATTTGCTGACCAGATGATATTGTGTCTCTTACGATATTTATCGTAGTATTTGACATGTCCAAACTTAAGTAAATGTCCTTTAATCCTATAACATCGTTAGATTCTGGATATGCCTGAATTTCAATGATGTCATTATCCTTAACTGTTGATGAAATGTTGATAGTATTGAGTATTACTTCACCTTTTACATAATCTACAGTACCAGCATTAGGAACAACAACAACTGCATCCTCTGATGCGGAAGTAGCAGGTTTAAATACAGCAATATCACCCATAATACCATTAGATCTTGGTATATCAGTAAAATACACTTCACCTTCAACACCACTAATACCAAATCCAGTAGATTTGATAGTTCCACCACCTGTTTTTACATTAAATTGATTACCAAAGCATAATTCATATTGAGCAGACTGATTTATGAGTGCTTTTAGGTCTCTACGAATAGTAACCTTCGTAATATTGGAAGTAATTGCTGAATCTGTCTGATCAATGATTCGTTGAGACTCAGAATACTTAAATCTACCACCAAATGCGTTCAAATTAGCAGATCTTCCGTACTCAGTAAGAGATGTACTGACTTCTGCCTTAAGTTGGTCTTTATCATCCATAATACTGTTGTTATAATAGACGAAAGAGTCCAACTCTACATACAAAATCTTTAAATCTTCAATTCGTTGGTTAATTCCTGCAATTGCATACTGTTTTAAGTCATTCAGTATGTTCTGCTTAGTAAAGTCAGATAAGAATGTACCATTTTTAGGTTTTATACTTAAAACTACAGTTCCAAACTCAGGAGGATCCAATTCCTCACCACCAACAACAGAAACAGACTCTGTATTTGGATAAACAGACTGAACTATTGCTTCATAATCCCTAGGTGTAACCGCCCTGTTCTGTGCGGAGTACATTCTAGGTGCAAAATATCGTATAGAGTCAATTGCTTCGATATCAGTACCGTTTCTAGCGGTCTGACTAGCAATTACTGTTACATTGTTTGTAGATGAGAGTGAATTTCCTGCATCATCTACTATATTTCCTGAGAAAGTAAAGAATTTACCTTCATTCCCATCCTTACCATCAGTTATAATGTAAGAAATATCAATTTCATCACCAATTTCTAGTTTTTTACCAAACAGACCATCTCCAAATAGTAATTCATAGGTCTCATTCTTAATTTCTTGTATTAGATATACATTTGAGACTGGAGTAACCTCAATAATATTGTCAATTCGTGAAAATGATAGTCCTGCAGACGATCCAGACTTCTTAACAGTTACTTTAAGTGAGTTTAAATCAATAAATGAGTTGTCGAGAATGAATCTTTGATCAGAACTACCATTTACAGTAAATTTTTTAGTTAAAAGTGTACCTTGATAGACAGTTAATCCAGAAAATTTACCAGTTCTAGGAGAATTATTACCACCTATCCCTCCAGAGTCCAAAGGACTGGTTACAGTTACATCTTCTGGGACTGAAAAAGTATAACTTGTGTTGCTTACAGCACCAACTAGTGCCAAACCTTTCTTTAAAGTGACAGTATTACTATTTCCTGCAAATTTAAACTCAAAATCAACCACTGCTTCAGCAGATCTTCGTGATCTTGGTACATATCCTATGTTTCTAGCTAAAGAAACAACATTTTCTCGTAGTGTTGCTGAATCCAAGAAGGACTCATTAGCAACCATATTACTATTAAAGGCAGTTATATATGAATTATACGCTAATATATCGACAATGATCGACATATTTGACCCTTCAAAGTCAAAATCCTTAAAATCAGAGTTAGCTCTCAGGTAATCCTTTACAGATTCCTTGATTTCAGCAAAATTTAAGTTAGTAAATTTAGTAAATGGCATTCCTATTACCTAGATGATTCCAACATGAAGTCAAATTCTTGACTTGGGAAGTCCTGTCCTACAATATCATAAGCAACAAATACTTCAAATGTATTATCGTTGGGTTTGGGTTCCACTCTCACTGCAGTATTTGCAATACGACCCTCGAACCCCTTTAAAACATCAAAAATTTGCTGAGTTATGACACTTGCTGTACCATAATCAACAAAATCAAATAAAGATCTAGTCACATCTGTACCAAGATTAGACTGAAAAGGTCTTTCGCCACCTATAGTCTGGATTAAATTCCTTACAGCTCTCTTGATCGCATCCTCATTTTTAAGGACTCGTACATCTCCAGAAACAGGGTGGGGCGAAAAAGAAAGATCTATATCTTTAAATGCCTTGGAATTAGATTCAGCCATACAGCGGCTCTAGGTATCTCGATTATTTATACCAGTTTCCGTAAGATATAGATTTAATCCCACTCCTTAGGATTATAAGCAGGGTCAGGTTCGTTAAAATTATTATCTTTTGTTATCTCTCCTTCTAATAAATCTGACAACTTCTTACATCTATCTGCTGCTAATTGGTGATGTGAACCTCTACTTCTAATAGCATTCATTATACAGTTGTATATGTCATACTCATCTGCGTCTGAAATGATAGCATCATAAATTGCGTCATCCAATACAGATAACGCATAGTCCTTATATTCAGTATCATCACTCACTAGGTGTAGATGATTTCTTTTCTCAGTCATTGTTTGCCTCAATGATTGCTTCTTTAATGACACTCTTAAGTTGCCTTAGTTTCTTTTTACCAAGACCTGCTCTAGTATCGATCTTTACCTTTACCCAGTATACTCCTGCTAATACTAACAGGAAAGGAACTGCTTCTGCCCAAGAGATGTTGTTCCATGCTTCGACTACATTCATTTGCCTTGCCCCCTGTATGCCTTACGAGCAGCGTTTCGGGCGGTGCTAGAAAATTTGGAGTGCTTACCTTGTCCTTGTCGAGTCTTTTTGGGTGTCTTTTCAATCCAACTGCCACCTGATAAGTTTGTGAATACTTTAGCCATTAATTTCTTTCATAGTATGTGATATTGTTGATGGATCTGGGTAGGAAATCTCATAGAAAGATTGAGCATAGTCGCTCATCAGATCCAGAAAGTCAGTCTCACTTATATCGGTGTGCTTCTCAACTCCACCGATATAGATTGTGTAAACTGTCTTTGGCATTAGATAACTCTCATCTTCTCGTGACCTACTCTCACACGAGGATCGCACCATATCTCGAACCCTGCTTCTATAGCATCGAGACAGAAACTCACATCTTCTCCACACATATCTTGAACATCGCCTGATTCAAAGACTTGCATCTTAGGAGCAAACCAAGGATACTTAATGCCTTCGTTCTCAAATACTCCTTTCTTGATCAGTGTCCATCCGAAACCTGTATAGTCTACAGTGAATGGTTTCTTTCTCTTAGTCATTGTCTCACCTGTTTCGTGATTCATGACTCCACCATTGTTACGGAAGTCGCCCTCATCTAACCAATGAGCAACACTAGTAGTACGACCATCTTCAGTCATATACCAACCAGCAGCAATATCTTTGTCCATAAGAACAAGTTGTAAGAACTTCTCAGTTCCGTAGACGATATCACTATCAATCCATAGTTGGTAGTCGTAGTTTAACTTACCATCCCAAGGAATCTGGTCTGGTCCTCTTAAGACATTTGCCCCAAGACACTTACATCTAGCAAAGTTAACCATACTAGAATAGTCTTGAGATATTTGAATACTCGCCCCATGCTGTACTAAGTCAAAGCAGAGTTGAACGAAACTCTTCAAGAACTGGAATGAACATCCTCTACCAGGCATACAGAATACTATTGCCTTTCCTTTTAACATCTCCCATGCCTTGTCGTAGTCCCATTCGGGTTCGGCAGTTTTCTTTGGTGTTTTCGCCTTTACAGTAAATCCTTTAGCCATAATGAATAATGTACTTCATATATTATAACAGATTATATAGTCACAGTCAACGACTCTTGTTTTAATCTAGAAACACTCCGTCACTTTCTACAGTCATAGTTATTTCCCCATCCTCATACCAATCAAACTGGTTGCATACGCTCTCAGGCAGATCTAATACCAACTTATCCTCTGCATGGTCATACCTTATGGCGATTTTTATTTTTTCAATATTTTTTTTCACTAACGAATCCTGTGGTTCGCTTTTATATATTGGATTATTTTTTTATAGAGAGATATAGCAAGGTCGATCTGGGTCGTTTATAGCTTACAAAGGTTCCTTCGATTTAAACGCATCACAAGGGGGCACGATAACATATAACAACGAAACAACTGTGATTTTCGATGTTACTTAGTGTCAGTAATTACAATAGTAGTTATTACTTAGTGTTTCATAATAGCCTGTCCGTGGGTAATAATCAAGGTCATCATTATACTCTGAGTTGTTGTTAGTTTCTGCCTGGTAATCTTCATGCTCAAAGTAATAACCTGCCATG